CTAATTTTTTTTTACACCTGCATGCTTGGCTAAGGTATTTAACTTATTGCCAATGCTAGATTTCACAACTGTAAAAAGTCTTTGGTTTGGTTCGTAACCATATAAAGTATCTAGATATTGCTTAAGCATATCGAATATAAAATCCGGAGCCACGATATCTCGAATCGAGTTTTCAGTTTTGGGCTTGCGAATTTTATTTTTAACATTTGCAGTGACATATGTTTTTGTGATGCTGATGGTCTTAGTCTCAAAATTAAAATCATTTAAGCTTAAGGCTTGTAGTTCTCCGATTCGCATACCAGTATAAAATAATAAGTGGTAGATGAAGAGGTACATAAATTCTGTTGAATCTTGAGCATTTAGCTGATTCATAGATTGGTTGAACTCATCTATAGTCCAAAAAGTGATTTCTTCTCTATTTTTTCTGCCCATACTTCCAGCTTGCCGAACAGGATTAGCTTTCAGCTCATGAACATCCACAGCATAGTTAAAAAGGGCAGACAGCTCATTATTAACGCCTTTGAGATAGGTTTGGGAGTAAGGCTTACTGTACTTGTTAGTCTTTTCCATCATGTGATTTTGCCATTTTCTGATGTCCTTTACTTTGATGGCATTAACAGGCTTCTTACCAAAGTATGGGATGATGTGGGTTTTAAATATATTTTTCTTACGGTAAAAAGTGGTATCTCGCACTCTAACTTTAGCATCTTTTAGATATTCTTCCGCCAAAGTTTCCAACTTCATTTCAGGATTCCCCTGCTGCTGAAGGAGAAACTCACGTTCGAATTCTTGTGCTTCTCTTTTAGTGATAAAGCCTCGCTTCTTCTTTTGCTTTCTCTCTCCGTTATGATTTTCGTAGTAAAAACGGCTCATCCATTTTCCGGTCTTCTCATCTTTGTAAGCTGGCATAGGCAAATCATCCCTTCTATGCTAAAATTAGGTATGCAAAAAGTGCACACCTGTTGTGTGTTTTTTGGTACCAGCTCTACTCCTCGTTGCCGGCCAAAGCAGAGGGAGTAGGGCTTTTTATTGCAATATTCTTCAGTACTACTATATGATTAAAAAAACAAAATAAATATTTTCTAGAAAATAAGAAATGAAAATTTAATGATGATATACTCTAATAGATAGAAGGTAGGTGACAATATGAAGAGAAAGAATATAAGAATATCTCGAATAGTTTTCGAAAAAACAGTATTACACAGCTATTTCTTGTTACCTCTAGTATCGTCACTAGTATATTATCTTTTTTTTAATTTCCCCCTTGAAGAGATAGGGCCATTTTTAAGCAATATATTAAATGTTCAGTTATCTTTTTTAGGAATCTTACTAACATTATTTGGTTTAATTACAGCACTACCTGATACCAATTTTACAAAGTTGCTGCAGAAATATGGCCATAATAAACTTGTATCGAGAACACTTTTACTTGGAGTAATTTCTTCTTTAGTATCTATCTTATGTTCTTTGTTTGAATTTTTAAATGCTATTCAAACTTATTTATTTATTGTAACGTTTTCTGAAACTCTTATATTGTCGATATGGTTATACAAAGTTACCAAGTATATCTATGGTAAGGCTGAAACTAAGCATTCTCAATAAATTTTTTCAATTGGTTAAATATGTAATCCTCGTCCTCTAACTGGTCTTCTTTTAACTCTAAGAAGGCCTTTTTTGATACCTGGTTTTCCATAAAATTAATTGTCTCTTGATCGTTATCAAGTTTCATTTCTTTAAACTTGTCTTTGTGATCCTTAAACCTATCCAAGGACTCTCTGATGCCATCGATAATAGTATTGGTTTTAAATTCTATTGAAACAGTAGCTGTTTTAATTTGTTTAGTTTCGATTTCGGAAATTTCTCTAAATGTGACAAATTCGTTATCTGGAAGTTTATCTGGTTGATACGAGTATTTTATTTTTGTCACTTGATGCTTTGCACCTAGTGAATTTGTAATCTCATCTGAAAGTAAGTTAACAAGTTCAATTTTTTCATACAGTGAAGTTAATCGAAAATGGTTCATTAAGAAATTTGGAAATCCCTTCTTTATGTTGTGGATTTTCGAATTCTTAATAATAACTAACTTTAATGAAGTCAAATCCAAGAAGAAATATGTGAAATCTTCTAAAAGGTCTTTAAGTGGGACTACCTTAAAGCCCTTGCTTTCTCTTCCTCGCATTAGATTGCTGTCCTTAATTCTATTTAGTTTCCCGTAGCTTCCAAATAGATAGTCCGTAGAAATTCTATTGATTTGTGTAATCGAGGAAGAATCGTTGTCAACATAAAAATTGTCTTCGTTAAAATCATCTTTGTTATCGCTCTGTGATGACTGGATGAAATCTGAGACCTTATCAACAATTGTTTTATTATGGTCATCAAATAAGGATAATTGATTCTGACGAGGCATATTCAATTGATAAAATAATACTTCTTTCTTCACTGATGTTGCCTTCTTTCTTAGTAAATTCTATACGTGCTAATAATACCGCCATATCAACATTTGTTTATTTTCTAAGTAAATTCCAAGCAGAAGTTTAATTAAATATATAGCTGGATGTAATTTCCTTAAAACACCACTTTACCAATAAACTTGATATCATCGTTTTCTTTAAAAATAAGGTCATCGTAGTTGGCATTAAGAGTTATTTTCAATGTTTAAAGTCTCATAATATTGTTCAGCCTCAGGAGATTCAATAAAAGTAGCAGTTTGATCGTATTCTTTATGTACAAGTTCTTTAATGGACTCAATATCTGTTTTGAAGAATTCTTTTCTATGGTTTACTTTATTTACTTCATTGTCTCTAAAATATTGATGCAATGAGTTTTCAAGTGCTGGCGCATCTTCAGTGAAGATTAAGGCATGGACATCAAAGGGGAAGGGGACTGAAGCACTACTGAGTTCATTGATTCGATCCATTGGTTCTAGTCGTCTTGTCATGCCAATCTTAAAGATATTTTCACCGAATGAACCAATATTTGAAATGATATACACAAACCCGGCTTTAGGGGTTGCTTCTAAGTTAGAAACTTTTTCTTTTTCAGCGGTTAATTCATCTATTTTTGCTTGAAGTTCCTTAATCTTATCAGCATAAATTTGAGTTTCTACGTCATTACTGGACTGACTCATATATTTCATTAGTCGAGATAATTCATTGTTGAATTGCTTTTCGTCTTTTTCAATCTTCTTTTTCTTAGCTTGCAATTCTTGCTCAGCACGTTGCTGCTCACGAATTTCTTCTTTTTTAGCCTTCAGTAATTCTTTTTCTGTCATTCGTGCTACTTGATAACGATATGCTAGCTCAAGCTTTTCTAATTTTATATCCAGGAATTTTTTTGGAAGACTAACTGAATCGATTTCATAAAGTTTATTCAGTTGTTCAAAACTTCTAACAATTCGTTTTCTTACCGTATCGATATTTTTAGTAGTTACATTAGAAATCTGATGATCAGCTTCTGCATTAAATGCTCGTGTAATTTGTTTATTGTGCTTTTTATTAGGCGTATTCTGATTAGCTATACCCTTAGAAATTTCTTTTTCTTTTAGCTTTATCTTTTCAAACTCATTTTTTAATTCACTGGAAGTCAGTTCTTTCATATAATCAAAACTAGTGAATTCATAAAAGGTATCTGCGTTAAGAGTTCTGTTTTCTTCAAGTATTGATCTTTTTTCTTTTCTTAAACTTTCAATTTGTTTTTTAATAGATTGAAGTTGCGTTTCTACTTTGTTTTTCTTATCAGCACATTCTTTATCAAACTCTTTCTTTTTCTCCTCTATTGACCGTTGAATTTCTAAATCACTTTCATAAGCTTCTCTATATTCTTTAGGCACAAGCCGATTGCCCATATATTTTTTAACTATATAGTAAATGAGTGCAATGACTGATAAAACAACTCCTAGGACAGGATTAGTGACAAAAGCTGCAAATAATAAAAAGGCTCCACATCCTAGCATCGTATTATCGTTTGATTCAGATTGATTTTTGTTTTTATCATTTTTTTGGTTCACGTTTTACTATTCCTTTCTAATTATTTATTTGGAGTACATTAGTTTTGGTGATTTTATAATACGATAGTGCCAACAAGTTTGATGGCATTGTAATCCTTAAAAATTAAATCATCATATTTATCATTTAATGATACTAGGCGTAACTGATCCTCTTCTGTATACGCCTTTTTGAGATAGGCTTCACCATCAATTATAAAAATACCGATTTGTCCGCTCCGGATATCAGTTGTTTTTCTAACAAAGATGTATTCATTGTCCCTAAACATAGGCTCCATTGAATCCCCATTGACTTGGACGACAAAATCAAATGCAGTATTTGGTAAAATATTTTTTGGTAAAGAAACAGTCTCCTGATGTTCTCCATCTAACCATTCTCCCGTACCTGCAGATACTGGACCACAGAATAAGAGATCTTGGTAGTCGGATAAATGGTAGGTATTAGAATCTTCCCTCACTACGTCTTCATCCTGCTCTCGCTTCTGTGCTTTAGCAAATGAATAGACTTTGCTCTGTCGAGTGGGAGAGAGGGTTTTAACAGTATCCGTTATTTTATCAATAATTGTTTCTTCATCATTTGTAGTTAAATCTTTATTCATTAAGTCATCTAAATCTACATTAAAAATTGAAGCAATTTCAGATAATACTTTTATTTTTGGAGTATAAGTCCCTTTTTCCCATTCGCTAATCGTTGAACCGCTTTTTCTACCTAATTTATTTGCTAGTTCTACTTGTTCAAGACCAAATTTATTCCGTAAATATTTTAAATTCGAGCTAAACATTTCGCACCTCCTATTTACTAACATAGTATCATTATTTCAGAAATAATGAAATAGAAAACAGAATAAAAGTTCAGAAAATCTGAAACAAACTGTTGACTTCAGAAAAACCGAAGTATATAATAGATTTAGAGTCAAGAAAGGCGGTGATTCGATGGAAAAATATACATTAGCCCAATGGCGTAAATTGCGCGGCATGAGTCAAGAAGAACTAGCATTTAGAGTAGGGGTGACCGCAAGAACAATTGCTAATTATGAAAAAGATGTTACAAATTTTGGTAAAGCGTCATATGATACTGTTCAAAAATTAGCTGATGTATTGGATATTAAACTAAGTCAATTTTTTTTAGAAAACACTTCAGAAAAACCGAAGTTACATGCTTAACCAGGAGGAAAATCTAATGATCAAGGCAATAAAAATACTTGCTTTACTAGCAGCAGCCAAGCTAACTGTTATTGCCGTAAAGCAAGTAAATCAAAATATAGTGTTGAAAAAGTGGGCAAGTATCAGCCAAGAGGATAGCGTTAATTCAGTAATTGAGCTTTTAACTCTTCGTTGAAGTCTAATTAAAAAAATTAGGGAGGGGAATAAATGAGATTAAACGATTTGCTAGAGCGAAACGATGAGCTAAGGCCAATTAAAAACTACATGTTGTTAATGATTTTCATGGTCGAGAACAATATCAAAAAAGAAGACTTAGCAATAGCCTGCCAAATCTTCTTATATATTCATAGCCATATTGACGATTAAGGGCTATTTAAAAAATTTAACAAGCGTATTGTAATCTACCGAATTATCGTTGTCATTATGCTCATTAAGTACCTCATTAAATTTTTCAGCTTTTTCGTAAGCTGATAGATAAATTTCTAACGATTTATTAGCGATTTCTTCTGGCGTTCCATCAATGTTTGAGCTAGACAGAGCCGCTAAAGCAAAATTTTGTTCAGGAATACGTTTAGGCATTGGGACACCTCCCTTCACCATAGTTATGTCAATCTGTTTAAAAAATGACATACGTGTTAATTATAACAGAAAATGCAATATAAAATGGGAGCTTTCCATTGGGTAGGAAGGAGGAAACATGAATAAATTTAAACGACTAATTAAGGAAAGTGGAATGACCGCACGACAAGTGGCTATTAAGGCTGGCATACCAAACCAAAATATTTATGAATATATGAATGGAAATATATGCAATCCTTCTTTAGATACAGGTTTTAAATTAGCGGACTGTTTAGGAATCGATATCAATTAATTGAGAGACGCTTTTAGAGTAGAGGAACAAAAAACTTAACAAGGAGGAGGGATGAGAATCTGAGGATTATTAACCATAATTCAATAAGGAGGTGATCATATGGCTAATCCAACTATAGAGCCCATTAACTATGGCGTTGAAGAAGTTCAAAAGATCTTAGGTATTGGGGAAAGTAAAGCCTATGAGATTATTCGAAAGCTTAATGCTGAGCTTGATAAGAAGGGTTACTTGACCGTCAGAGGAAAGGTTAATATTAAGTATTTTCAAGAGAGAATGTATGCAGGAGGGGAGGTTTAACTATGGATTTACTAGATGTACTAGGTGTATTTCTCATCACAGGCATGCTAGCCGCTGCTGTACTGGCTTTAGCAGGACTGTTCCTGGAGTTATACAAGGAGACGTATGGGAAGCTGCCAGCGTGGTTTGTGAGCATCTTTGAGGTGCAGACTGGGGAGCACTGGAGGGAATAAGGATGAATAAAGCAATTAAAATAGCACTACCTCTAGCCGCTATTGGGGTAGCGTGCTGGGTAGTGCATGAGAAGAAAAAGAATTCTCTTGTGAAGAATATGAAATTTACTAAAGATGGGTTACAGCTCGGGAAAGTCAAATAGTAATTTAACTTTCTAAAAGATTTGGAAAGGATAACTAGTATGAAATTCTTTATAAAAACAACAATCAACATTTTTCTTACTGGATGGTACTACATTGATCGATTGACGTGTGAAGCTAATGGACAAGATTAAGTTTCAACAGGAATGGCTTAATAAGTCCATCGATAGAGCCATTAAGTCAAAAGATCCGCAGTACCTGCAGGACGTAAAGTCGCATTATGGCAGACTCTATTATGAGTTAAATTTGATGTTTCAGGAGAAAAGGATGATGAAGAGATATGATGACACCGTGGGAAGGGTTTAGATATGAACATGGAGATGAGATGGAATTTACGACTTTTGGATATCCTTGTGTTATCCGAATTAATGATCAAAACACGCTATGTGGTTATATAGGTATAGAGAAGGGGCATCCACTATGGTTAGGCGACTGTGATGATCTAGATATACAAAGCTTAGAAGTTCACGGAGGGGTTACTTATACAGGATTCTTAAAAGGTGGCACAACCTGGTATATAGGGTTTGATTGCGCTCACTCTAGTGATCATGTACCGGGGCCCAAGTGGGAAATTCCTCCTTTTGTGGTACGTCCCTCCAAACCGTGGCGTGATCATTTTTTCGTAAAAATGAATATTAATGAATTGGCTGCCCAGTTGAAGATAATTAACTCCGAAAGAAAGAGTGAACTATCAGAAACAAGGATTCGAAAAATATTTGTGTATGCGATGATGACTAAAGAATCATTTCAAAAGCAAGTTATTGAATATTTAAATAAGCCTGTTTTTATTAGCAAAGAGGATGGAAGTTTTGATGTAGAAATTGATCGAGAGTTTATGCATATCTCTTGTGATGTAAATCGAATCATTGCTTTATCTTGTAGTGATGAGTCTCCAATAGATTTTCACGAAATTAAAGAATTCTTTATAGAGCTGGCAAAGGCTACTGATGGTGATATTCCGGTCCCTAATACAGATCGTGAGATTGAAAATTTATTACTTCATTACTTTATTAAGCAAAATGAAATAATTAACCAAACTATAAACGGAAAAATTGCTTTAATAAAAGAGTTCGTTACCACCCATGGATTTTCTGATTACGATTCAGATTGGGAGTTAGAAATGGAGGAGGTAACCAAAGAGTATTTGAATAGACTGAATATGATATTAAATAGATTTTTAAAGGTTGACAAAATAAAAGCCGACTAGCGGCAACTAGTCGACAGAAATAAAAAAGCTTTCAAGGAGATTATACCATGAGTATTTATGAATCACAATTACACGATAGATGGGGAAGGCCTGCAGAGCCTAGAGAATTAAAGCATATCCCTGTTGGTCAAGATTGGAAGGGTAATACGATTTACCTGGATGATGGGAAGGATTACATGTGCTACTTCCCTGGTGAGTATGTTGATGTTACTGAGCTGAGTGACTATCTCATCTACATCTATAAAACGGATGAGGGTGCAGCAGTCGATTTGATGGCTGAAGCTGTTGCTAATGGCCAATTATTAACAGCAATGGATTTATATGAGGAGGCAGAATAATGGCAAATGAAGTACAACAAGCGTCTCAGAAAACACTAACGACAGGCATTATTAATCGTGTAGGAGAAATGGAAAAAGAGGGATTAGTGATTCCTAGCGATTACTCACCAGCTAACGCCTTGAACATTGCTTACCTGCAACTAGAAGAAAGCGGCGTTCTCAATAAGGTAACGCCCCAATCAGTGGCTAAAGCTTTGCTGAACATGGTGATTCAAGGCCTAAGCCCAGCGAAGACACAGGTCTACTTCATCCCATATGGTAATACGCTACAGATGCAGCGTTCCTACTTCGGCACACAAACAGCAATTAAGCGTTTAGACGAAGTGGACGATGTATGGGCCAATGTCATTTATGAAGATGACGAGTTTGAAATGACAATTGATGAAAAAGGTGTTGAACGCTTTGTAAAACATAAGACGAATTGGCAAAATCGTGATGGTGAAATTGTTGGAGCTTATGCCATTGTGGATACTAGATCGAGAGGGCGCCTGCTAACAGTAATGACTAAGAAAGAAATTGATGCCTCCTGGTCCCAGGGAAAGACAAAAAATGTCCAACAAAAATTCCCCCAAGAAATGGCCAAGCGAACAGTTATTAATCGTGCAGCTAAGAATATCCTAAATACGTCAACAGACAATGATTATCTTGTGAATGCAATTAATGACACGACTGAAAATGAATACGATCAAAAGAAACGTCGTCAAGATGTCACTGATAGTGCTCCAGATCGAGAGGGGGATCAACTGATCGAAAAGCTGAAAGAGAAAAAACAAGCTAAAACTAAAGAGTCAGTTGAACAACCTAAAAATGATGTTCCGGATGAAGTAATTGAAGCAGAGATTCTTGAAGACTCTCCGGATGAACCGGAAACTCCTGATCAATCTGAATCCTCCGGAGAACTTACAGAGGATGAATTAGCAGAGCTCAAAGCGCAATCAGAAGCCTTTGCCAAAGAGCAAGTAGAGGATGCTCCGGAAGAGAAGCAAGTAGATCTGTTTGGCAAGAATATTGGTGATTTCTATGAGTAAGCAAGAAGAATTACAAAAGCTCAACGATGATAGCTATTACTACTCAAACGAGTCGAGCTGGAAGTACATGTCCGCTTCTCAGTATAAAGACTTCCTGGAGTGTGAAGCAGCAGCCCTGGCTAAGCTAAAAGAGGACTGGCAGCCGACTAGTGACCCTACAGCGCTCTTAGTTGGTAACTACGTCCATTCCTACTTCGAGTCTCCGGAAGCTCATGCAGCCTTCAAAAACGCCAACAACGAGGCGATGTTTAAACCAGCAACGGTAGCAGAGCTGAAAGAGGGGTTGGACGACCTCAATATTTCTTATAAGAAGTCTGCTAAGAAAGATGAACTCATTGAGCTCTACGGGGACCATACCATGCCACATGGGGGCTTACTCAGCCCCTTCAAGGTGGCTGACCGGATGATTGAACGTGTCAAACGAGAACCCCTCTTTGACTTACTTTGGCAGGGTGACAAAGAAGTCCCGGTCATTGGTGAGTTTGGCGGTGTCCAGTGGAAAGGTAAGATTGACCTACTCAACGTAGAAGATGGTATCTTTATTGATTTGAAGACGAATGCTGATTTCAGCCGTAGATACTGGGACAAACGGTATATGGGCTGGGTAAGCTTTGTTGAAGCGTTTGGCTATGTCCGGCAGATTGCTATCTATGAGTACCTGCTAGAGCAGGAGTATGGCAAGCCATTTGAAGGCTTCATCTATGCCGTATCGAAGCAAGATCCCTGTGATGTAGAAGCTATCCGGATTGATGACTATAAAAAGGATTTTGAGCTGACCAACACTAAAGAACGCGTTAAGCACTTTGAAGCCGTTAAGACCGGACAAGTTGAACCTAAGATGTGTGGTAAATGTGAATATTGTCGTGAACGAAAAGTGTTAGATGGGTTTATCTATAGTGATGAGCTCATTGATTAAGGAGGAAGATAAGTGGCTAGGCCAACGAAAGATGGTCTTGATTACTTTCCTCTAGATGTCGATATATTTGAAAATGCAAAGATTGAAGCCATTGCTGGTGAATTTGGAGCCAAGGGTGAGCTCTTAGTAATCAAACTGTTATGCGCGGTATACAAAGAAGGATACTACGTTGTATGGAATGAATTGCTAAAGATGCAGCTCTTGAAACGCGTCCAGGGAGCAAGTATTGGATTTTTGGAACAAGTGGTCAACCGCTTAGTTGAATGGGGAACCTTTGATAAAAACCTGTTTAACTCGGCTAAGGTACTCACTTCAGTACGGATCCAAGAAAACTACCGTTTAGCCACCAGCCGGCGCAAAAATATCGATATGAGTCGTTATTGCTTACTCGATGTAGACAATAACCCTAACTCAAGTGGAGTTAATGACAACATTAATCCACAAAGTAAAAGAAAAGAAAGTAAAAGAGATCAAAGTAAATTAAATAATATATCATCAACATCAAAAACTAGTTCTTTTAGTGCACCTGAAAATAAAAATCCGGGCGAAAACTCGGATGATGTGGATGTTGTTGATGATGATTTGCCACCGGTATTGGGTCAAAAAACTCTGGATTTCTACCAGGACAACTTTGGCTTTTTCCAAAATTCATTGGCTATGCAGACGGTCCAAAGTATGGCTAAGAACTATGGCGATGACTTGGTCATTCATGCTCTAACCAAAGCGATTGAGGTAGATCGGCCCATTAACTATGCCAATACAATCCTGAAGAACTGGCAAAAACAAGGGGTGACAACTGTAAAAGAGGCAGAAGCTGCTGATAAGAGTTTTGAGCGCAAGAAGTCCAAGAAATATGGCAGACAGAAGCGTGAAGAAGACACTCCAGAATGGCTAGAAAACCAGAAGAAGGAGCGGCAGTCGAAGACACCTGAGCAACCAAAGCAGGCGGATACAGAGGGGGCAAAGCGCCTGAAAGAGATGATTGCCAACCGAGACAGGGGGACTATCGATGATTGAGTTGGTCATCCCTGGGGAGTGTGTGCCTAAAGGTCGGCCTCGCTTTACGAAGGCTGGCCATGCCTACACCCCTAAGAAAACCAGGGCCTATGAAGCTAAGCTGAAACTGTACTTTAGGCGAGCAGTTAAAGAACCCATGGAGGGGCCTTTGTCAGTCACCCTGGTGATTGGTCGGCCGTTCTTGAAGAGCTTCACCAAGAAAAAGACCGCTGAGGCTTTGAATTTGGATCTCTGGCCGATTTCAAGACCTGATTTGGATAACTATGTCAAAGCAGTCTTAGACGCTGGAAATGGCATTCTTTTTGCCGATGATAGCCAGGTCTGCAGATTGCATGTTGTGAAGGTCTACTCTCCAGTAGTTGGCATTGCCTTAAGACTTCAGGAAATTGAACTATCAACGCAAGAATTAGAGCTTATCAACAAGTTAAGGGAGGTTGATTCATGATGGCGCAGAAGTGGGTTGTCGAAAAGCAAAAATATGAACCCTATGAGCTTCCGGGAGAGAATTGCAGTCTCTACGAAGAGGATATGGACCGCATAGTAACCTGTGCTCAATGTGGAGAGCCGATGGTGTACGGCCTGGGCTATTGCTCAAGAGAAGTTCATACAGAAGTCGGCTTAGCCTATATCGTTTGTGAAGATTGCTACCGCATGGAGTGGCAGCGTAAAGCCGATTTTGAAAATCGCTAAGTAAATTACCGGATGCCTACTGGAGAGGGGCTAAACTCTCAAAATTCTATCGTGCTCATTACTGTCAAACTTAGCCCCTCTACCCAGTAGGCATCCGGGTAAATTGTGAAAGGAATTGTCTATGATTAACAACGTTGTTTTGGTTGGAAGGCTCACCAAAGGCGTTAGCCTTCGCTATACCCAAAGTGGTGTGGCTGTGGCCAACTTTCTTTTAGCCTGTGAGCGGAGTTTCCGTAATGCAGACGGAGAGAAGGAAACTGACTTTATCTCCTGTGTCATTTGGCGAGGCGCAGCAGAAAGCCTTGAGAAGTACACAGCAAAGGGATCGCTGATTGGCGTTGAAGGGTCCATCCAGACCAGAAACTATGAAAATGACCAGGGTCAGCGCGTCTATGTAACGGAGGTATTAGTTAGCAACTTTAGCTTGCTGGAACCAAAAGAAGTGACGGAGAAGCGTCGGATGGGGACTGGCCAATCAACTGGGGGTTATCAAGCACCTAACAGATCTACAGCTACAGGGTGGACGAGTCAACCCCAACAATCAAATTTCCGGCCAACAGAAGAAATTCAGATAAAAGATGATGATTTGCCGTTCTAGGGATGCAAGATGAAACGGAGGAGATATTATGGACCACGTACTTGATGAAATGATTGCTTTGTACGAGGAAAAGAATAATGACTATGGTAATAGCTTCGACCAGAGCTTGGATAAGCATGGACTAGTAGCTAGTGCTGTACGTCTAGGTGATAAGCTGAATCGCTTTGAAAATTTAATTCACACAGACCAGCAAGTAAAGGATGAGTCTATCCGTGATACGTTGATTGATTTAGCTAATTATGCTGCGATGACTGTGAACTGGTTAGATAATCAACAATCAGAACCAGTAGCAGCGAGCCCTAAGCCTTCTAAACCATATCCGTATATGTTCACGAGTGAGTATCTAAAAGCTCTAAGGGATGATAATTTATGATTGGAGAACAGATCGAAGGCTTGTCACCTAATGGCTACACAGTTAGGGGAACAGTGATTAAAGAGCTTAAATATACTTGGCTAGTCGAAAGTAATAAGAATTTAGAACTCATCTATAAAATCTCGGCCCCTGATTGGCAGGATAAACAAAATGCCAAAAGTCCGGGCGCCAAGCTAAAAGACCTACGCAGACAGTGCCAGCTGACTATCCCAGCTGCAGCAGACCGGGTGAATCGTTCATCTCGGATCGTCATGCTGATTGAACAAGATGCTTATCAGGGGAGTGATAAAGAGAGTATCGTTGGTAAGCTCAAGGAGTACTACATGGACTACCAAGAACGCGTCTCCGGAGAGCCTAGCGATGAGCCAATCGAAGAGATACTGCGTCAACTAAACGATGATACTCCAATTCCAGACGACGGATATACTTGGAAACCAAATGTTGAAGGGCAATCTTTATCAAATAAAGGATGGACAGACCAAGAAAAAGATACTCTAGTAGCACTGTATGAAAAAGGGGAATCTCTCAAAGAAATTAGTGAAATTCTAGGACGAACTTACTATGGAACTAAGTCACAGCTGGAGCAACTACGTAAAGAAGGACGTATGTGGAAACGACCTCGAATTCGTGAAAAAAGAAAGAAACGAAAAGAATGGAGCGATGGGGACACTGAGCGCTTAATTGAAATGGAAAATAAAGGGCTACCTTATATAGAAATTGCAAGTGCACTAGGTTTCTCTATCGGGACAATTGCGCAGCGCATAAAAAGATTTAGGGAAGAAGGGGTGATGTAGATGAAAAGACTAATCGAGAGATTTTTTAAGCTAACGATGGGCGGTTGGCTTGTACTGGCAGTCGTTCTCTTTTGGTGGCTGATTGGAAGTACTGTCTACAATGCTTTAAAGCCAGAAACACCTCCGCAAATTGAAAGTACGCCTCGAAAGGTAGCAGTACAGACCCTGGATGACGATGCAGACCGGGTGAGGTACTTGCAGATCTGGATGGTTAGAATCGATGGGGAGGAGCGGTATTTTGGAGAGTTTATTGATGGAGGGGAAAGTAAATGGGCAGAGAACTAGGACAGAAGATAAAAAGTGTCAGAGAGTCCAAGGGTTGGACGCAGCAACAGCTTGGGGAAATTCTCGGAAATCCACCCGTTAAGCCTGGGATCATATCTAGGTGGGAAAACGGCATATCTTTACCGAACAATAAGCGCCTTAAAGCAATTGCTGACCTAGCAGGCACCACAGTAGACGATTTACTAGAGGAAGAATATTGTGAGTGGTCAAAAAGTGCTCGCCGTCTTAGTTGGGCCTCTATGTACGCCACTGATTGCGGCGAGGTGTGGATAGACGATAGTACCAAGTCTATAGAAGAGTTTAATTATTGCCTTTATTGCGGTAAGAAAATTGAGAGGATGAGTGACGATGAGATGTAGTAACAAATACATGGTAAATATATGCGATCAAGAAACCTGGCCCGGGAAAATGTTCGATACTAAGGAGGAGGCGATTCATGAAGCGAATAAAGCTTTGATAAATCACAATGATGGAAGCGATATTTTCGGCTGTGAATTAGGAGAAATTGAAGGCATTTACGATTTTAATCCTTATGAAGTCGAAACGTATTCTGTTGGAATAACGAGAGTTCCAGAAGTCCCCGAAGACTTAGGTCGGAAGCTTTTTGATTGGCTAGATAATTGTTTTTGGGACGAGTTTTCATACGCATATGGGGAACCTATTTCAGATCGTATTTTTAGTGAAGATGAAAAAGATGGAGTAGACCTAGTCATTTATGATGCTATATCAATTATAGTTAATCAGAGTGAAAGAAACGCTTACATTGTTGAAGAAATAGAAAAAATTCCTAATCCGTTGAAACAGGAGGAAGAAATTCAAATGGATAAATTAATTAGTGATGTTGAAGAGTGGTCGAACCAGAGAGGATTAAATGAATCAGATTATAAGGCTCAGTTTCTAAAAGTAATTGAAGAGGTTGGAGAGCTGGCACAAGGAATGGCTAAAAATAAACCAGAAGTAATTGTAGACTCGTTCGGTGATGTATTTGTCACCCTCGTTATCCTCAATCAACAACTAAGATATCATGGTGTAATTGATCATGACCTTGCGGAGTGCCTTAATTTTGCATATCAAGAGATTAAGGACCGTAAAGGAGAGATGATTAATGGAACTTTTGTTAAAGAGGAGGATTTATCATGATTACGGTCTATACAAAAGATCACTGCATGCAGTGTCGCTTTACAAAGAAATGGCTAGATGAACACGGGATCGAATATTCGTTAAAGAATGTAGACGCTGACCCTACACTCACTGAGGAGCTCCAACAGATGGGCTTCCAGGCGGTGCCTGTTGTTGTAGCGGAAGGCTATGAGCCGTTTTATGGCTTCCAACCACATAAATTGGAGAAGATTATTGAAACTTTATAAGTAAGTTGTATTTTAAGGGAGGCTTGCCTGTGTTATTTCCGGAAATTGACAAAGAAAAAACATTGAAAAATGTCACAGAATTGCTATCGAACTATGATAGGTGTTGCCTGCTTGCTGGTGTTTCTCAGCAAAAAATGGTGGCGAGCTTCTCTGATATTCCGAGTGGGTCTACTGTAGAAAATACGAACGAGAATAAATTGATTAACGGTATAGGTTATCAGCAGATTCTAAATCACATTCATAAGGCTATTGATATTCTGGATTGGGATTCAAGACAAATAATTATTCGAAAGTATCTCAAAGAGGAGAAAGATGTTTCGATTTATAACCGCATTGGCATGAGCGAATCCACCTATTATAAAAAGTTAGAAATAGCTAAATTGAAGTTCGCAAATGCTTATGAAAAAGGTAGTCTTGTTGTTTTGAAAAATGGAGGAAACGCGGAGGAAACGTAAAGAAAACACAAAGGAAGTCAGGAGAAAGTCCGGAGATAACGCGGAGGAAAAGTAGAGTATTATGGTAGTGAAGGAAGTAGGCCGAAGGGGATAGGTCTACAGTATCCTTGTTGAACCTCCTTTCTTATTAATGCATCGCCGCCTCATCCCCCCCTTGTGAGGCGGCTTTTAAAATAGTATAATTTGTTTTATAAAATAAAAAAGGAGAAAGTAAATAATGATTTCAAAGTATAATGTGAAAAAATATATATTAATTGCATTTCTTAGTATTTCTGTAATTGCAGTTGTATTTAGTCTTATGTTCGCAACTAATTGGAATTTTTCCAATTATATGGTTAGTCTCGCGATACTGCTTTATATTATAGTTTACGGTTTAAAGTTGTTTACAGGTAAGAGTGACGAGAAACTTTTAGATGCTTTGAGGAACTTGAAAGTACTCATTTTATTAGTAGTTTTTGTTCTTACTACTATTGAGAATAAGGGCTTAAGTGACTTAGGATCTGTGATTTTATTGATGACTATACCAGAATTATTTGATGATAAATAAACAAACAAAGGCTTCTTATCGATAAACTAAGGAGCCTTTTTGATTTATGAAAAGGAGTGAGGCTATGGCAAAGTACGATGATTGGATTACCGAAGAAGGCTTAATTAAAATTGAAGGTTGGGCTCGCGATGGTCTCACTGATAAACAAATTGCTTATAATTGTGATGTGTCTGAACGAACCTTTTCGACGTGGAAGAAGAGGTTTTCTTCTATTTCTTCCGCCCTTAAAAAGGGCAAAGAGGTTGTTGACCGTCAAGTTGAGAGTGCCTTATTGAAATCAGCAGTCGGCTATACAACGACAGAGCGGACAATTACGACAAACCCGGATGGAACACAGACGGTCAAGGTCACTGAAAAAGAAGTGCCCCCGAATACAACGGCTCAAATTTTCTGGCTGAAGAACCGCAAGCCTGAAGAGTGGCGAGATCGGAAAGAAACCCAAATCAGTGGTGGTGTTGAAGTTGAAAATAAGAATCCTTATGCGGAGTTATCGATTGAAGAGTTGAAGCAGTTAGCCAAAGATGACTAGAAGAGGTGATGGTAGGGATGGATAAATCAGAATTGATTCGGCAAGGTGCCAGGGAAGAACTCGCTCGACGTGAGTTCTTTTCTTTTTGTCGTTTATTACATGGCGACTTCTATAAACCTGAACGAAACTACTTAGTAACGCTTTGTAACAAGCTACAGGAGTTTTACCAAAAGAGCGAGGATGACATTCTGATTATTAACATCCCTCCTTAACCTCGCCATGGTAAGAGCTTTACAGCAGTGAACTTTGCTTTATGGATATTTGGAATTAATCCAAGAGAGAAAATCATGACAGGGTCTTATAACGAAACCCTATCAACAGCCTTCTCTAAGCAGGTCAGAAATGCCATACAAGAGGTTAAGGCCCAAGATGACATTACGGTCTATCATGATATTTTCCCTGAGACACAGATCAAATATGGCGATGCTGCGATGAATCTGTGGAGCTTAGAAGGGCAATCAACCAGTTACTTGGCCACTTCTCCAAGTGGTACAGCGACAGGGTTCGGTGCCAGCTTAATCATTGTCGATGACTTGATCAAGAGTGCTGAGCAAGCCATGAATGCAACAGAATTAAAGAAGCAGTATCACTGGTTTGTTGATACTATGCTTTCTCGATTAGAATCTGGCGGAAAGATAATCATCATTATGACGCGCTGGCATTCTAATGATTTAGCTGGTCGCATTTTAAAAGATTTCCCTGACCTGAACTATAAGGTCCAACATATTAACATGAAGGCCATGCAAGAAGATGGCACCATGCTTTGTGAGGATGTTCTGAGCGCCAAAGAGTTCCAGCAACGTCAAGCAGTCATGTCTCCAGAAATTGCTTCAGCCAACTATCAGCAGGAGCCAATTGATATCAAGGGTAAGCTGTATTCGAGCTTTAAAGAGTATATTGATTTGCCAAGTAATATCGTTTCGATTGATTCGTACACAGATACGGCTGATACCGGTTCGGACTACTTATCGACCTTTATCTATGCTAGAACGAAGGACGATGAAGCCTATATTCTGGATGTCATTTATACGCAAGAGCCGATGGAAGTAACAGAACCTCTGTTAGCTAAAAAGTTGTACGAACATAAAGTCAACAAAGCAGCGATTGAGTCCAATAATGGTGGTCGGGGCTTCGGCCGAGCCGTTGAACGAATTATGAAGAATGAATATCGAACTAATCGCACAAGCTTTAATTTATTTACTCAAACTAACAATAAGATTGCTCGAATTCTGTCTAATTCGCCATGGGTAATGGAACATATCTATTTCCCGGAGAACTGGCGTCACAAGTGGCCAAAGTTATATGAAGCTTTAAACTCCTTCCAAAAAGAAGGACGGAACAAGCATGACGATGCTCCGGATGCTTTAACGGGTGTTGCGGAACAGATCCTAAACGGCGGAGCAAAAGTAAAATTCTTTAAAGGAGGGTTGTAGGTGACTGAAACTAAAGATAAGAAACTAAGCAAGAAATTCACTTGTTCAAAAAATGATGAAGTGAACCTAGATTTGGTCAAAAAATATTTATTGCAACATCAAGCAGTCATTCAACAATATGACGCACTAGAAAATGAGTATCAAGCCAACGCTCCTATTTTGTATGCGCCGAAAAAGGATCAAGGCAAACCGGATAATCGAATTGTTGCTCCTCATGGCCGTTACTTAGTCAATATGGCTGACGGCTATTTTATTGGCAAGCCGGTACAAAAAATCAGTCAGAATACACGCGTAGCAGAAACTGTAGACAACTTCGATAAGTTGAACAATATCGAGGATGAAGATTCCGAACTGGCAAAGATGGCCAGTATCTATGGAACAGCTAATGAATTAATGTATTTAGACAGAGATTCTCAAGTAAGAGTGGTTCGGCTGAGCCCTAAAGAATCGTTTATTGTTTACGACAATACAGCAGATAGCGAAAAAATGTTTTCTGTCCATATCGTCGGTGATCAAGAGGTGGTCACGGTATCAACTTCTGAACTGATTTGTTGGTACGAGAAAAATGATAGTGGGGAACTGGTCTTAGGAGAGTCAACTCGCGAAGTTCCTAACCCTAGAGTTAATCCCTTTGGTGAAGTTCCTATGATTGAATGGGTGCAGAATGAAGAGCGTATTGGTCTATTTGAGCCTGTGCTGACTGGTATTAATGCTTACAATAAGGCCTTGTCAGAAAAGGCTAATGATGTGGATTATTTCGCTGACGCTTACCTATTCATCAAAGGCTTTGAGTTGCCGGAGACGCTGTCCGGATCAATCTTGCGACTAAACCGAATTATTAACGCTTATGGTCCTGATTCGCAATATGCAGACGCTAAATTCTTGGAAAAACCTAACGCTGATGTTACCCAAGAGCATTTGCTTGATCGCTTAGAAGATAAGATTTTCCAACTAGCCAATGTTGTCAACCCTAACGCAGATCGCGTAGGGGCTGAAACAGGGAAGGCTAAGGAGTGGCGCTTCCAACAAATGTCGAATATGGTCCTCATGAAAGAACGGAAATTTAAAAGATCCATGCAGGAACGCTATCGTTTACTGTATAAGATTCCTATGGTTGGTAATAAAGATGATTGGATGAAGATCGAATTTAAGTTCTTCCGGAACATTCCTCAGGACACAGAATCCGAAGCTCAAGTTGTAAAGCTGCTTAAGGGAATCGTGAGTGATGAAACCTTGCTAACGCGTCTATCCTTTATTGATAATCCAAAAGAAGAACTGCAAAAACTTAAGGATCAAACTTCTATATCTATGGATATTTATTCGAAAATGGGATTAGATGCTGGTCAGCATGTAATAGAAGGGGCTGAGGGTGATGAAATCACGCCATAGCCTACCTAATCCAGACTACTGGGAGGATCGGTCTAAGGACTTCTGGAAACGTCTAGAACGGTCTGAAAAAAGCCTCCAGCGTCGCCTCTATCGTTTTTACGACCGCCAAGCTAATGAATTGGGCCGTGAGATTCAGGCCTATTACACGAAGTATGGCAAAGACAATGTCATTGAGTATGCTGAGTTGTTCCAGTCATTAGATGATAGTGACCGTCGTCTCTTATTTGAAGATATGACCGAATTTACTAATAAGTATCCTCAGTACAGTCACTTAGTTCCAATTAGAGAGAGTGTTTATAAATTAAACCGACTCCAGGGATTGGATCTATCTGTTCAACTGAAACTTCTCGAAATGGGAGCTATTGAAGAAAAAGAATTAACGAATCATCTGAAGAATCAAGTCCAGGGCATCTATGGAGAGACTAGCCAGTTACTCCAGGGTGGCCTTTTTAATATGATGGATGATGCAGCTGCTGAGAAGCTTGTGAGCCGTAACTGGACACAAAGCGGAAACTACTCAGACAGTATCTGGCAAAACAAAGCTAGGCTAATGCAATATCTCCATAGAGAATTCACAGATGGTTTTATTCGTGGCGATACATATGAGGAACTAGGCAAGAGGCTCAAAGATAAGTTCAAGGATCGAAGCAAGTATGAAATTGACCGTTTGATTCGAACAGAGGGAACCTTTGCAGCGAATGAAGCAATGATGTCGGCTTTTGAAGATAGTGATTACGGTGAATATGAATTTGTTTCTGTTGAGGATTCTAAGGCCTGTTCGATTTGTGGTGGCTTGGAGAATCAACCTTTTAAAATTGAGGACCGCATGCCTGGTCTCAACTTCCCACCTATGCATCCCCATTGTCGGTGTACCTTCACTATTGTGATTCCTGACGAATGGGAAGGCTGGACTAAAGAAGAGATTGAAGCCTTGGCCAATGAACCAGGTTGGACGCAAGAAGAAGTGGATGAAATCCTAGAGAAGAATGGTTTTATCAGCCAAGACCGGCGAAACTCTAGAATTAGTTATAGCGGCAGCTCTCAGACCTTTACAAGACATAATAAGGACATGAAAGTTAAACGAGTCAAAGGAACTAAAAATCAAAATATCTATGTTTCTGACCGCTTGAAGTCTAAGAAAAAGGCTATCCGATATTACGATAATCAGTTTTCTGAAGCCTATAACCTTATCGGAGATATAGCCAGTCAATTTGAGAAACCCAAGATTATTATTGGCGATAAGAGTGAGTTCTCAACAGGAGTTCTTGCTTCTTACAAGCCGGGTGATAATACTTTGTTCGTTCGTGGGGATATCACTTCAAATGCTGGCATGTTAGATGTACAAGATAATACGTTAGTTATGAATGGTAATCCGTTGAGTACGATTATTCATGAATTGGGGCATTGGTATCAGTATCAGCAGATTAAGGCTAACAATCCTGATTTTACGCATGAAGAGATACTGTCTAGAGAAATGGCGAATTCCAAAAGACTAGTTGAGAAACTGACAAAGAACAAGTATAATTTGAATAAAGACGTAAGCAAATACGCTTCTACAAGTTTTGTATACGGTAAATATTACGAGGTTTATGCTGAAGTTTTCGTAAAATGCATACTATCTAACGAGGACTTATTAGAATATCTAGAGGAAGGGGAACGATAAAATGGATCTGCATAAAAGAGCTGACGAGCTTTACGACGTTATAGAGCCTTACATGATTTTATTGTTCGAGCTTGATTCTGAAGGGTATTCATATAAACTGAAAGAAGACGCTCCAGAAGAAGTCCGAAAAGCCGATAGAGAATTAAGATCTTTTGCAAAAGATCTAGAACCAATACGTTGATAAAAGCGGCGCGAATAGAGGTGAGATGTCAATGGCAAAAGACGACTATTTTGTTATTGTTTATCAGATATTGAAATACCTTTATGATTCTTTGAAAAAAGGGAAAGCCATAGAAGAAGAGAAACTTACTTCAGCGTACTTCGGCGTTGTCGATAGTTATTTTTCATATATTCTCTCGAGTATGTACCATCAAGGATTCATCTCTGGGTTACGTCCGATAGATAGTAAATTAGGGCAAACATTTATCAATTTAGATGATACGGTGATTACGCCAAAAGGAATTGAGTATTTATTCGATAATAATCTGATAGCAAAAGCTAAACGAACATTAAAAGATATTAAAGAAATGGTACCAGGTTTTTAAAAGCATCAACCAATAAAAAGGTTAGGTGCTTTTCTTATGCCTAATTTTAGGAGGTGAGGCAATGCCTATTTATTGCTATCAGGTGACCTAGAAAGGCAGTGTGATCCAGTATGTATCTTGACTAGCAAAGGGCTGAAGGAAGAATGTATCAAATATATAAAATTTTTAAATGGATTAGGCAAAATTTTCTATGCATTCATGACTGGCATTGGCGAGAATATGGTATCGGTCGTGAAAGCTTTGCGACTTGTAAAAAGTGTGGGAAGTTTACTAAGAATATTTAGCTAATCGTGAGTCTATCTCGAGACTATCTCTATAAATAACTCGAAAAATGTTGATACAAAGGTATTTCTATCTCTAGATAATTGTGAGAGGATCGTGCGAAGTCGTAGCAATACGGCTTTTTATTTCGCCCAAAACATGCTCATGGCGTTAAAAGGTGCAAGGAATACAGTCAACAAAGACTATAAAAAAGGAGTTAGTGTAATGAAAAAGAATTCGATTTTACCAATGGACCTACAGTTTTTTGCAGCAGAAGGTCATGAACCTGAAGTTGAAGAACAAGAAATTAATTCAGTTGAAGAAAATGTTGACAATAAAGAAGCTGAGACTCAAGGAGAGACTACAGAAAAGCTTTTTACTCAAGAAGAATTAGATGCTATGATTACTGACCGCTTAGAACGCGAGCGTCAGAAATATGAAAAGGCGAAAGAATCTGAAAAGTATCAGGCGATGAATAACGCTGACAAGGTAAAAACTTTGGAAGAGCAAATTGCTGAGTATGAAGCAAAAGAGAACCATCAGAATATGATCAAGGTTGCTGAGGAGCAAGCTGAATTACTAGAAACCCAATTACCTGGCGGAATCATTGAGGCACTAGTAAATGATGACGATGCTGAAGTAACCAAGAAAAACATTGAAAGCTTCACTCAATTATATAAAGAAGCTTTAGAGGCTGAAGTTAAACGAGCCTTACGTGGTGATTCACCCATTATTGCTCCTGCAGCTAACCCTTCTAAGAGCGAGGGCGTAACAGCTGCAGAGGCTCGGAATGATCGTGACAAGGCTCAAAAAGTCAAATCGAATTGGGATTAATGAAGGAGGGCTATTAAATGGCTTATATTGGACAACCAAAAACGTATGATAATACACCTAATTTCTTGAAGAGTGCTCATTTCCAGGCGTTTACAAATACAGTGACTCAAGAAATGGCCAAAGACAAGAAAACGGTTAAAGCAGGTACTATCTTCCCAGCAAATGATGCGACTGCTAAGGGGATTGTTTATAAGGATGTTGACGTTTCAAATGGTGCACAAGAAGCTTCTATTATTGTAGAGGGTTACATTCTAGAAGAGCGTTTACCAGAGAAACCAAGCGCAGAAGCCAAGGCGCAGTTAGCCGAAATTAAGTTCTACTAAAAGGAGGAATAATTTATGTCATTAGTAACTGATATCTTAACGACACAACGTGTGCTGGATTATACAACGACCCGTTCTTATCCAACACAAGCTGGCGAAGCTTTATTCCCTGCTCAACGTCAGGAATCAATGGACTTCAAGTACATTACAGGGCGTAACGGCGCTCCTGTATCAGCAAGTGTCCACTCCTTGAATACTGAATCTGAGATTGGTAGCCGTCAAGGATTGAAGGAAGTTGCTGGTAAGGTGGCCATGATTAAACGTAAAATTGGAGTTGATGAAGAACTCATTTTACAACTTCATAGCTTGCGGCAAGATTCTAATGCTTATAAAGCGGTAATTGATAAGATCTACAACGATATTGATGCCATGGTGAACGCTGTTAATGTTCGTATTGAACGGATGCGCTATGAAGCTTTGGCTACAGGTAAGATCGTTTTGAATGAGAATAATGTGAAGTATGAAATCAACTATGGCCTTGAAGACAAACAGAAAACAGATGTTGCGACGAAGTGGGACGATCCGAATGCGAATATCCTAGATGATATCTTTACCATTGTTGATAAGATGGTTGCTGAAGGTGATCAACCACAACGTATCCTAACTTCACGGAAGGTAGTTGCCTTATTGGCTAAAAATGAGAAGCTCCAAAAAGAAATTCTCGGCCAATACAACTCTCGCCGCCTCTCTCAAAATGAGCTGAACAACTTCTTCACTTCCCAAGGTCTTCCCGTCATCGGAACTGAAGACCGCGTTTATCGAGCTGAAGACGCAGCAGGCCGGTTAACGACTCACCGCTACTTTGCAGATAACAAGATGGTGTTCCTGCCTGGCACAGCCGTTGGTCATACTGTTTACGCTCCAACGCCTGAAGAAATTCGGTTGGCGCAAAACCCAGCAGTAGATTTGTCTAAGGTGGGGAATGTAATTGCTATGGTATACGATGAAGCTGTGGATCCTGTGGCCACTTACACTAAAGCTGTTGCAATGGCCTTACCATCCTTTGAAGCAGCTGATCAAGTCCACATTGCTGATGTTCTAGCACCAACTATGTAAGTCTGAGCCTTCGCTTTTGTGAAGGCTCCTTTTAATAAGGAGGCTAAAGAATGAATTACAAAGTGATTACGCCGTTTCGCGGCTTAAAAACTTCGACTAACTATGAAGTTGGAGACAAGGTAAAAGATGAAGACTTTCATCTTGCCTTGTTGAATTCGAATAACCAATATCACCAAGCTTTTGTTGAAGAAGCAGGAACTGACAAAGTAGAAGAGAGTTCAGCAAAGGTTAACTTAAGTGAGCTCAAAGTAGATGAATTAAAAGAAAAAGCAAAAGCTCTTGGTATTGATGATTTCAGCTCAATGAAAAAGGCTGAGCTAATTGTAGCTATTGAAGCAGTTCAAGACTAGGTGATCGTCATGTCAGAAGTTAAGCGGACAATCCTAGAACGTATTCGGCTTAGAATTGGTTCGGATGTTCCGGATGAATTACTTGAGGATTTTATTCAAATTGTCCAGGACCGGATTAATTTAAGGTTAGCGCCTTATAGTCCAACAAACTTTCCAACCGCTTTAGATAGCATTGTGGTTGAAGTCGTGATTGCTATGTCTAATAAAGCTGAGCTACACCATGAAGGGGTCGATAATGAAAAGGTTGATGTTTATTCAATGAAGTTTATTCAAGACTTATTGAAGCCTTATTTGGAAGATATTGACCTTTTTCGGCAAACACTTATCCCAGAAGAAGCTAAGGTTAGAGGAGGGGGTATTAAGTTCATATGAGACTTTATCCTTCCACTTTGTATCTGAATGTCGATTCCGGAGAAAAAGACCGAATGGGAAACACGATTTATACACCAGTTAAGTTGGTTGAAGGTAAAGCCAGGCTAGCGAATTGGACGGTCCAAGAGATGAATTTACTTGACCGAAAGCTCACAGAATCCACTCAAAAAGTACTGACCGATTTTAGGTTCGACCTTGCTAATCAAGCTGATTATATTGCTATAGATAGTAAGACGGATAAACTAAAAATTAAGAATGTGACTCAAGTCGGTCGTTGGGTTGTTCTTTATGTTGAAAGGTGGCGAACCTGATGGATTTTGAAGTAGAGTTTGATCCAACCGATTTGTCTATTCTTGAAAAAGCTTTTCAAGGGTTAAGTCGGGTAGACTATCTAAAAATAGCTGATAAAAATATCACACAGATTTTTAACCGAGCGGCTAGAAAACCAGGGACACCGATTGATAAAGGACAATTACGGAATTCACGACGTAAACGATTGTCTAGGGCCAGTGCTTCTAGTACTTCCTGGAGGCGAGAATTTGGGTATACAGCTAGCTATGCCCCTCATGTGGAATTTGGCCATCGAACAAGGTCCGGAGGGTATGTTCGCGGTCAAAGGTACCTTTACAATAACCAATTAAAGCAGCGGCCGATTTATCGTCGGGATATTCTTGAAGGACTTGCTAAGGCTATGAAGAAATAGGTGTCGCAATGATTAAAAAATTAAGTTTCATTGACCTCTATCGAGCACTCAAAGAAACGATTGAAAAGCATACAGATTACCGGGTGATTGATGACATTCAGTTGAATGAGCAATCGCCCTTTTATTATGTTGAGATTCTAGAGAAAAGAGATACATCAACTAAGACGATGTTTAGAGAAACGGTTGTGATTTCTCTGCATGCTATTGCTGAACCGAGCGGAAGCAAGGAACAGGTCTATGACATGGTCCAAGCACTGGAAGAAGCCATGACAATTGAGTTGCAGATTCCAGGGGTCGACATTTTAGACCAGCGTCAGAATGGTGTCTATCGCTTTAACTTGGATGAAACCAATGAGTGGCATGGCATCATTGATTATGAAATTCGTATTTCCTATGGGTTTAAAACTAAAATTTAAGAAAAGAGGGAACTAAATGGCAGAGAATGCATTTGATAATAACTTGTATTGTGATTTTGATAGTACCGCGACTAAAGCTATTGCTGGTAAAGATATCTTGCTCGCTGTATTTGATGCAACAGGCGCTGCTTTATTGGCGATTGCTGGCCAGCAAGGTTTAACCATTAACCGGACCGCTGATTCAATCGAGGTGTCTAGTAAAGATACTAAAGGTGGTTGGAAGTCTAAGATTGCTGGGATGAAGGAATGGTCTATTGATAATGATGGTCTTTACGTCCAATCTGACAAGGCCCACCAACAACTGGGTACTGCTTTCGAAAATGGTGATCCTGTTTGCATCAAAGTGATTGATGGAAAACGTAAGAAAGGGATGTTTGGTGGTTTAGCTTATGTAACTGACTACACACTAGAAGCTCCCTACGATGATGGGATGACTTACAGCATTACTTTAGATGGTAATGGCGCTCTAACTGATTTAACAACAACTAAAGGCACTAGTGACGTTATGCCAGCGTCTTAAGAGGAGGAAGATAAATGACTGATAAAAATATCCAGGTTGAAACTGAAGAGACAAAGAAAAAAGACAATTTAATTATTGTTAATGATGAGTCTTACGAACTTCGCTATACCTTGAAACGGATTGAAGCGATTGAGAACTTACTAGGTGATTCTGTTTTACACCTCTTACATAAACAAGAGGCTGTTTTATCGATTAGCCAGCTCCGGACGCTATTCACCCAAGCCCTTTATAAAGTCGATGGGGGCAAGGTATCTCCGGAACAGGCTAAGAAATATTTCGATGCTTTACTCTTATCTGAAGACTATGGCTATATCAAACTAAATGGTTTAGTTGTAACAAAAATTTCGGAGGACTGCGCTTTTTTATTCCCTCAAGCTTAGTCCAGTTTGAGTATTTTTCAACGGATCAAAGCAAAATCGATGAGAAAGAATTAGAGCAAAGAAAGCACTATTCGACTCAAATTGATTTTGCTTTTTTTGCTGTGAATTTTGGGTATTCAAAAGCAGATTACGAAGCCCTGACACAGCTTGAAAAGCTTTTTATTATGAAAGCGTATGAGAATAAGACGGTTGAACAAACCACTTATATTCGCAACGCTGTTCTGAATGCTGTCAGCAATGCACTGCGGAAGAAGAACAAACGCTTTGTTGATCTATGGAAGAAAGCTCAAAAACCTTTAGATAAAGAAAAAGCTCAAGTTGACCTTAGTGTTGTTCTTGAAACCGAGAAAAAAGAAGGCAAGGACTGGGTAAGCCGGATTTACGAAGCAAATGGCATGCAACCACCAAAACGAGAGGAGGTAACCGATGGCTGATTACACGTTGAGCGTTGAAATTCGTGGAGATTCAAATGATTTACAAGAATCTGTAGAAAAAGTCCAGGATTTACTAGATGGTCTAGGCGATAAAAGTTCCATTGGTATTATGGGAATGGCGAAAGCGTTCGGTATCGCTCAGCTCGCAACACAAGGGGTCACAATGGCGATAAGCGCTATTTCCAATTCTATGGATAGCGCGATTAACCGCTTCGATACGATGAACCAATTCCCTAAAGTTATGTCTAACTTGGGGTATTCAACAGATGAATCAAAAGCAGCCATCGACCGACTGAGTCAAGGGATTGATGGCTTGCCGACTCGTTTAGATGATGTGACTGGGAATGCTCAACAAATGATCTCGACACTTGGTGATATGGATGTTGGGGTTGATACAACTCTAGCTCTAAATGATGCTTTCTTAGCTAGTGGGGCATCGTCAGAGGACGCGTCTCGTGGCCTCCAGCAATACACCCAAATGTTATCGACAGGTAAAGTTGACTTAGAGTCCTGGCGAACCTTAATGGAAACCATGCCAACAGCTCTCCAACAAGTAGCTGAAGCGTTTGGTTTTACTGGTAAAACGGCCAAGAATGATCTCTTTAATGCCTTACAAGATGGCACGATCACCATGGAAGAGATGAACCAGAAGTTCATTGAATTAGACACCTCAGCAGGAGGATTTAGAGATCAAGCCCTAGATGCATCGCAAGGGATTCAAACATCCTTTGAAAACATGAAGAATGCAACTGCTAAAGGTATTGCCAGTGTGATTGAGGCGATTGATACAGGCTTACAAGATGCTGGGCTCGGGTCAATTGCTGATAACTTCGACAAAGTTAAAGGTGTTATTAGTGATACCTTTGCTACAATCGCTCAACATGTTCCAACAGTGATTTCAGCTATTCAAAGTGTTATTGAAAAACTAAGGAGCATTTGGGATGCTCTAGGTCCTTTACAACCACTCATTAAAATTGTAATTGGTGCCTTCCTCGGGACAAGGGTAGTTACTGGAGTTCTGGGCAGTGTAACCAATGGAATTAACGGGGTGACTAAAGGGCTTGAAGCAGTTGGTGGTCTGAAGGGAGCCTTTAAAGCAATTACTGGAGTCCCTCAACTGGCAAGCCAAGTTGGCTCGCTTAAGGGGGCTTTCGGTGGATTAAAAGCTGCTATGCCTGGGGTCAGTGGTGCCATTTCTACTGCTGTTGGCTCAATTAAAGGAGGTCTCTCTAGTCTATGGGCAACGCTTATGGCTAACCCAATTATTTTGGTAGTCGCTGCTATTGCAGCATTGGTTGCCGGGTTTGTCTGGGCCTATAACAACGTTGAATGGTTCCGGGATGGCGTAAATCAAGCCTGGGAGACGCTTAAGACAGGCCTAGCTACAGCTTGGGAAGCAATCAAGCAAGGTATCGCAAGCTTTGGTCAATGGATCAGTGAGACTTGGACAAGTATCAAGGAAACCCTAGTGGCTGTTTGGCAACCAATCTCTGAGTATCTGATGCAGGTATGGCAAATGATCACAGAATATGGGATGCAGCGATGGAATACGTTTAAAGAAAACTTCTCTAGATTGTGGGAAGGCATCAAGATGATGTTCCAAGGTGTTTGGGAAATCATTAAGGCAATATTTATGGGAGCAACCCTTGTGATTATCGATATTCTAAACGGTGATTGGACACAGTTAGGGGAAGATCTTAAGCTGATTTGGGATTCGATTGTTCAAGGAGCTCGACTCATTTGGGAAGGGCTAAAAACTTACTTTTCAGGTTGGTTAGAAAACGTTAAGTCAGATTTCTCAACCGCTTGGAATGGGGTCAAATCTACTCTCTCAGCCCTTTGGAATGGCATCTTAGCATTAGGACAGCAAGTGTGGAATAACCTCAAGAACGCTTTTATGTCGATTACCTCGAGTCTTATTCGATCTGTGATCGCTAAATTTACTGCTATGAAGGCTTCAGTTATTGAAATAGCAAACGCAATTAAAGATGGCGCTGTTCGTGCTTGGAACCAATTAGTGACTAGTGTCCGAAACATTGTTGATCGTGTGAAGAGCACCTTTAACAAGTTAAGGAATATCAACCTTTATGATATAGGGGTTGCTATTATCCAAGGCTTCTTGAATGGCCTTAAAGCAGCCTTCGAAAATGTAAAAAGCTTTATTGGTGGTATCGGCTCATGGATTCGAGAAAACAAAGGGCCAATCCAGTACGATAGAAAGCTACTGATTCCAGCAGGTAATGCTATCCTAGATGGTTTCCTAGTTGGGTTGAAAGATTCCTTTAAAGATGTTATGGCCTTTGTTTCTGACATTGCTGAAGAAATTCGGAAGATGCTTCCAGATAATTTCCAAATGGGGTTTGGTTGGAATCTTGAAGGGTCACCACCTCTTCCTGAAGGCGGAAAAGGTATAGAGGGTGGCTCCAGAGGCTCTGGGAGCGGCGGTATTGGCTCTGTTGTTTCTCCTAATGGAAATCCCTACAGTTATCACAATATCATGCCTAGAGGGAATTATGAGGTGTCTGGAGGTTCTGGGACAACGATTATTCAGCAGGACCGTGATGTTTATATTCGTAATGTCATTGATATTGATGGTCGAGAGTTCCAACAAACTACGGCTAAATATACTCGTGATGCACTGGATACCCTAGAGAAACGGGAAAATAGATTTATTGGTAAGAGATTTTAAATGATTAGGGAGGTAGAGAATGGCTGAAACCTTTCAAGTATATTTCAATGGAGAAGAATTAAACTCGGTATGTCGTATCACTAAAGTTGATCGGGAGCTTCTACCTCCACATGCTGTTGATAGTTACAAGATTGACCGGCGAAATGGTGAATTCTTTGATGGTGAATCTTATGGCGCACGTCGAATTAAAATTTCTTTCACTATTCATAATGAGAAGCTGCAAGATGCCCGGCAAGTTTTAGCATACATGCTCGATACTCGAGAGCCTAAGGAAATTATTTTAGGTGATGAGCCGGATCGATATTACCTAGGTATCGTTGAAGGAGCATCAAATTTTGATGAGATTTTAGATGTTCTAGCTAATGGAACCTTTACATTCCTTTGCTTAGATCCCTTTGCTTATGCAATCTGGGAGAGCACGGTTGAAGTTCCAAGAGGGACGCATCGGTTTTCATTTCAAAACGAGGGATCCGCACCAACGCTCCCTCGTTTTGAATTCGACTTTATGAGTGACTGTGGTTTTGTTGCTGTAGCTAGCCCCAATGGAATTATCCAAGTTGGTAATCACAAAGAGCAAGACTTAGAAGCAATTCCTCCTTCCGAGAAAGTCATGGCGGAAGAAATGGATAATATCTCCGGATGGCGAACAGACATTCCCTGTGAGCTCGATAACTTTAGCCCGACAGGGAAGTTTGGAACAAATAAATGGGGAGTAACCAATCCTAATCAAGGAAGCTCATCTAGTACGAGTGCGACGATTATCCCGGCCAAGAATGGGCGCTTTGAATATCGACTTAGTGATGGTGTAACTTGTTTAATTGCCCTCTATAGCATTTCTGATGGTCAAATTAAAGTAAGTATTGGGCTTTATCGTAATTCAACAAGGCGAGGGGCCTATAACCTCTATCCAGCAGGGCATAATTATTCACCGCGATTAAATCTTCGTTTAAATGGAACAAGTCATTCTAAGAGTGTTCCTTTTGATTTACGAAATATGCGAGTGAATAGCGTTCAGTGGCTGGCTAATTTCTCTGCTAATTCGAGTGGCAATATTGATCTAACGATTGATTTTGATCCTAAACATCCAACAATTAATCGCTTTGTGAAGACAGAAAGAGGCTCTGTCCAAGGGGCTAGCGCTTCAGATGGTTCCTGGACACAGAGTCGTCCTTGGCATGGTGCAGTGATTACTAAAGCCTTTAAGAAAGCAGGCACTCGAATGAGTACTTATAGTCGGTGCCAGCTGTCTCATGAAGCGAAAGGTTGGGGTGAAACCGGAATTCAGCAGCATTATTTACTAGATAATAACCAAAAAGCAATTATGTCGATTAAAATTATCGATGTTTCGACTAATTATCGATCGATTAATGTGGAATGTTGGATTCACTATCCTAATGGCAGTGCCAGACGATATTCTAGAGATAGCTTCTTTGATTTCAAAGGTACGATTAAAATGTGGAAGATGGGAGCTGAATTAATTTGGCAAATTCACAATGAACGCTCCAATGAGACACTCTACTATAAGACGACTCTACCTTCCTTTTTGGCGCGTGTGGTCTCTTACTACCAAATCGCTGCAGGTAAGCTGAGAGATACTAATTCTTATCGCTATAACGATATTATGGGGGTCTATGCTGATTACCACAACACAGATAAGTGGAAGGATATCCCTAATGAATTTAGCTTAGGAGAAAGATTAGTCATCGATAATCAAACAGGTGATGTGACCTTGTCTGGCTTGCCGCATTATGGCTCACTGGACATTGGTTCTCGTTTTTTTGAAATTCCCACAGGTAAAACAGACTTACAGTTTGGCTATAGCGGCTGGGCTCGAGATCCCTTTATTCGAATTAAATACCGAAAAAGATGGTTATAAGGAGGTGGAGCAATGATTTTTATTCTTGATCAAGGGCACCAGGTTGTTGGCGTTTTAGATAATACCAGCGAAGGTACCCTTCACTACTATGATGATGTAATCCGGACAAAGGTAAGAGGCGGTATAAAAACCTTTGATGTGGTCATTAAGAAGCAGAAAAAGTTTGAAGACTTAATTTCTAAAATCTGTGAAGGCAACTATATTACCAAGAAGAACAAAGCCGGTAAGCAATTGCTTTTTCAGATTATGGAAGTTGAAGAAGGCTCCGCCAAAATGGAGAAGAAAATTTATGCAGAAGATGCAGGCATGGACCTCATTAATGAAGTTTATCCTCCAGTTCTTAATGAAAAAGACAAAGTAGAGAGCGAGAAAGCTCAAAAGGAGTATGACGCCAAGAGAGAAAAGGCCTTGAAGACGTCTGAAAGTAAGGGCTTTGAAAGTGATGACTCAGTTCCACCTCAAAAGGAAATCGTGATTCATAAACGAAGAAAATTTGTAGACCTCATCAAGACAGTGCTCTATGACACAGGTTGGGAAATTGGCGAGATTGATGAATCACTTCAAACATCAGAGCGTCAGTTTGAGTCCCAGCAATACCAAACAGGCTTAGAGCGGTTAAACAGTATCTGCCAAGTCTTTGAGTGCGACTATGACTTTACTGTTGATTTTGACGGTAGCCAAGTGAAGAAAATGTATTGTAATTTCTACAAAGAAATTGGCAAGGATACTGGTGTTATTTATGATGCTGATCGCGACTTGATTGATGCCACTAAGATTGTGGATATTACCCGGGTCATTACAGGCGTAGAACTGGCTGGTAAAGAGATTCCTCAATATAAAGAAGTCATTGAGGAACAAAAAACAACCAAAGTTGACAATGCTCCAAGTTCTGGAGGTGGTAACAATAACAGTAGTGGAGGGGGCGGCAACAAAAAGAACCCTTATGGCATTTCTGATAAAAAAGAAAAGGCCATTCAAAACTGCTTACAACAGCTCGGATGGCCCTATGTTTGGGGTGGTGAGAGCCGGGCGGAAGGTGGTTTTGACTGCTCTGGCCTCTTTGATTATGGCTTTAAACAAGCCGGCTACGGCCTTCGAGGACGGACAACGACTTATACCATTCATGGTCAACAAGGCTGGCACAAGATCAGCCGTAATCAAGCGACTAGAGGTGATGTGGTAATCGTTAATGGCGTCAACCATGTGGTGATGCTTCTCCAACCCTTATCAGTGAGCGACAAGATTCTACATGCCCCTCAACCCGGACAGAAAATTTGTTACTCAAATTTGAAGTATTTTAACGTGACAGGATTTTATCGAATTAATGGAGAGTAGGTGAGTAAAATCGGATTTCAAGAGGACTATATCAATAAGATTGGTACAGCAGCACAGAAGGTGGCCAAGAATATTTATCCTTCTGTAACCATTGCCCAGGCCATCTTAGAGAGTGACTGGGGGCGGTCTAGTCTTGCTCGACAGTATAACAACCACTTCGGCATTAAGGGGAGTTATAACGGAAAAACGGTTCGTTTAGGGACATCAGAATCAAATGGTCAGTACTACTACAATACAGTCGCTGGCTTTAGAAGCTACCCGAATACAGAGAGTAGCGTCATTGACCATGAGAACTTGTTCACCTCGAGTACATGGCTTAAGAATCACTATCGTCATGTATTGAGCGCTAATAGTCCTGAAGCTCAATGTCGGGCCTTACAAGGGACTTATGCCACCGATCACCGCTATGCCAGTAAATTGATTAATATCATTAACACTTACAATCTGAAACGATTCGATAAAAAGACGAACTCATCGAGTCAGTCGACTGCTCCAAAAGCCGAAACCACTAGTCAAACGGACACCAAGAAAAAATTAGTTATTGATAATGAAGCGCCAAAACAGTATGTCGGTATCAAAGATATCGTCTACGATGATGGGCGCTTTTTTACTAAGAAAGGTGAGAGCCGTATTTATGACCGAGAAGGCCACGAAAGATGGCGGCGGCTAAAACCGACCGCTGGCGGCTATATTATGGATTACCTCAATACGGATGACGATGACCCAGAGAAGCTATTTCAGAAGGGATTGAATTACCTTAAGAAGTATAGCAATCCGTCCTTAGTTTTCACGATTAAAGTGAGCAAAATTAAGGATGGCCTGGAGAAAGGCGACTGGATTCGGATTGTTGATCACGATTTCTCCCCGGCTCTTTATATCAAGGCTAGGGTTCTTGAAATTGCTGAATCCGAAACCAATGAATCGCTTAATGAGATTAAGATTGGGAACTATGAAGTTCTTGAATCTAAAATTGATCCGGAGATCATTGCTCTGCAAAAAGAACTTAAAACCATTCGTCAAACTTGGACTGAAATGAATCCAGCCATGCTCTCTATTGAGTCGAGTGCTGGCACCTCCTTTATCAATAACAAAGCAGATACCGTGCTACGGGCCAAGATTCGCAAGGGAAGCCTAGATGTTACGGATAACTATCTGAATGATAATTTTGAATGGCGTCGCTATGATGAAAACGGCATTGAAGATCCTTCCTGGTTTATGACCGGACCAGCAATTGGTGTGAATGCTTTCGATATTGAAAACCGGTCGACCTTTGAAGTCACTTGGGGTGGAGAGACTGCTCAAATCACCTTGTCTAATGTGAAGTCCTTTGTCGCCAGCCAGCTCGAGCCTGATGATCCTGCGCCAGGTCAACAATGGCTAAAGATGAATGATAACGGTACAATTGAAAAGTTAACTTTCATGCCAGATACCAATTCTTGGGAAGCAATTCCTTATGAAAACCGAATTACTTCTTCAAACGGAACGATTTTTAAAGACAACATTGTCGATACAGAATTACAGTCAACTATTATGCAAAATGGTGTCGACCGAACAAGAGAGTTTGACCGTTTTGACTGGATCCGCCAGGGTGGCCAGGAAGATGCCGCTTGGAATAGGGTTCATGAAAACAAAGGGCCAAAAATTTCAATATCCACTGCGGATATCTATAACGAAGCCAAGTTTTACTGTATAGCTTATAATACGCAAACCAAAGAATCAGGAGTCATCTCCGATACTTTGACGATTAAAAACTTTATCATGGCACGTTATGAGCAAGCAGAAGAGCCTAAAGACGCACCCGAAGGAGCACTCTGGACGAACACAAAGACTAATGAACTACAAATTAAAAAGAATGGCGAATTCATTCCGGTTATTACGCAAATCGAATTAGAAAAAGCAATCGAAGAGATCGAACTAAAGCCAGGTCCTCCTGGTCAAGATGGGGAGGATGGTGCCCCTGGTAAAGACGGTCGAGATGGACAGGACGGTAAACCGGCCTATGCTCACTGGGCCTATGCCAACAGTGCGGATGGGAGAGAAGGGTTTACGCGGAAGGCTTTGCCTGGCAGAAAGTATATCGGCGTATATTCTGACCATATTAAAGAAGACAGTAATGACCCCAGTAAGTATGAATGGTCCTTATACACGGGTAAAGATGGCGAGGATGGGCTCCCTGGTCCTAAAGGAGATGATGGGGAGTCCAGCTATATCCATACCGCCTGGGCAAATTCAGCCGATGGAAGACAAGGCTTCAGCACGAGTGATGCCAGTGGTCGGTCTTATATGGGGACTGCGATTACCAATAACAAAAGTGACCCAATCGATCCCTCTGCTTATATTTGGCAGCGTACACAAGGTATCAAAGGGGAGAAGGGTGATCAAGGGCCTAAAGGGATTCCTGGTGATAAGTCATGGACTTGGATTAAGTTTTCTGATGGTCCTAATGGCGAAGGGATGTCAGATAGTCCTGTTGGTAAAACTTATATTGGGATCTCTGAAAATAATAGCTCTGAACGAAAATCGAATAATCCTAAAGATTACTACTGGTTTAGGGCAAAAGGTGAAAAGGGTGTTCCCGGTGAATCTGGATGGACCTGGATTAAGTATGCAGATGATCCAAACGGCAATGGGATGAGCGACGACCCAACAAACAAGAAATACATTGGCTATGCTTACAATAAGTCAACGCCTTCTAAATCAACTGATAAGGACGATTACTATTGGAGCTTGATTCCTGAAGAGATGGAGAATCAGATTAATAGCAAGGCTAGCGAAATTTCTCTGGCAGAGGCCCAGGAACGTATCTCCGGTGTATCCGCTATTGTTGAGCAGCTTCCGTCCGGAGAGGAGCTTTATAGCCTCCAAAATCGGTTCACTCAAGCAGAAGTTCAGTTGAAACACCTCGAGAATGCGAGAGAATCTGACAAAGCAGATTTGGAACATCGGCTGAAGGTCATTGAGGCCAATGTCGGAGCTGGTCAATTATTCATTGAAGCTATCAAAACGAATCTCTCATTCGCTGAAGAAGGACTACAGCTCGGACGTAAAGACAATCCGTTGAAAGTTAATATTGACAACGAAAAAATAAGCTTTCTTGATTCAGGTAAAGAGGTAGCTTTTATTAGTGGCCAGATGCTATGGATTCTATCTGGGGTTTTCATCAACAGCTTAGCTTTCGGTAATCACAAGGCTTATGCAGCTTATGGCAGCACGAAAATTACAATATTTGATTTGGTAGGTGGTAGTTAATGCCAAGAATTGTTGGAAATAAATCAGGGACACTTCCCTATATCGTGATCGATTGGAATACAGCCAGACAAGATAATAGTAATAACCGTACTTTGATTGATGTCAATGTGATCTTAAAAGTGGACTATGGACCCATTTCCTATACAGCCAACGCTAACGGTAGTATTACAGTTGGCGATTCTGTTATTGCCTTTACAGCTAATGGACAGGCTGTTAATCGAACAGGTGAATATTCACTAGCTAAACGGTCGGTATGGGTGAACCATAATAGCGATGGAACGGCTAGTGTCCAGTTGTCTGCTAAGTATAATTTAGCTATCTACTGGGGCGGCCGCTTGCGCGTAGAAAATTTAACAGCAGGTCAGAGAATTAACCTTGCACGTTTATCCACTTATGATACTTTCCGAGTGGAGACTAACTCCGGAAGCCAACCAGATCATGTTCAGTTTGGTGAGTATGTCACTTTTAGAATCAATCGGAACACCTCATCTTTTACTAATAGCTATGGTTATGATTTTATGGGGAAGGCTTATTTTGTTGGAAATAACGTCAAACAGAATAGCCAAACACACCAAATCCCATTACATCTAATGAATCAGATGATTACCACTGACCAGGCTAGTATTAAATTTTGGTGTAATACTTTCGATGAATCTGGAAAATTACTAGGTACGGATGCGCATTGGGCAGCGATTACAGTGCCAGATCATATCAAGCCAACTATAACTAATGTCTCCATTACGGAAGAGTCTGAACGCAAATATCGGATTACTGTATCTGCTGCAGGTTCATATGGCTCAACAATTAGTCGTGTTACACAAACAGAAAGTGGCGGCAACACAGTTAACGGTGCTGATGTTGTCTGGAATATTACTGGGGATTCAGGCACTTATAGCTGGACGATTGTTGCTATCGATAGTCGAGGGAGACAATCTGACCCCTACCAAGCTTCGAAGGAGATTACGCTTGTCCCACCTCCAACCATCAAAACTTTTACGCCTCATCGGTCCGGAACTACTGTGACTGCAGAAGTCGAGGTTTCCGGTGGTGGAAGTATTCAAGTTACAGTTCAACGGAAAGAACGAGCTGAAACGCAATGGGTTACAGTCTACGATTACAGTTATAACGAAGCCTTCCAAGGTAAACTTAAATTAGGGACGAATTATAATGAAACAACATCGTATGATTTGACGCTGACTGTTACAGATAGTCGAGGCAGAAAAGCTGTTGCAAGAAGTGACGTTTCGACTGCAGGAGCAGTGTTATCTCTTGGATCTAGAGGAATTGGAGTCGGGAAGGTTGTAGAGCATGATCGCGTTCTGGATGTTAAAGGAGATTCCTATTTTGAAGGCAAAATCATCCAGAATGGCAAGGAGCTAATTATCCCTGAAATCAAGGATAAGAAAGCCGAAAAACTTTCCGCAGGCGCTGACTTGAATAAAATAGTCGAAGATGGATTTTATTACAGTGATGTAGGGGAAGCTAACGATAAACGTCAAAATGCCCCCTCCGGAGCAGCTTTTTTGTTAAGAGTTGTCCGGACAAACTTAGCTCTCTACCAAACTTATTATGATTACGCTGGTAATGTTTATAATCGTGCAGGGATGCCAAGCGCTCCTGGCACATGGAAATTAACTAAGTCTATCGGGTATAAAGTTGAGAATAACGGAGAGCACATCGGTGATTATATTGACCTCCCGAGTGGCCATCGCATCGTCTGGAGAACATTCACCTATGATAGGGATGCCATTAAAAGAAATGATCCTTGGAAATTTTCGGATACAAAACTCGCTATGCCTGCTTTGCTAAAAGGGACTGTTTTTGGTGGCTTGTCAACCTCTAACTCTTCGTACGCCGATAGCTCTGATGCAGCTAAACTAAGACTTCATGTTTATATTGACCAGTGGCGGATTAACTATGACGAAAACCCAATAGGAAATGGCAATTTAACGGTTGTACTGTGGGCATTTGGGGAGGCAGGATAAGTGATGAACCTTATTTTTACTTTACAGGTATCTAATGAGAGAAGCATTAAGTATAGAATTTGTGATAATTTAGTCGAAGCAACTTGGGATGATAACCAGTTGCTTTTTGATTTGAATGATATTGAAGAAGGTAAGCAATACACTGCTCCATATCCAGTAGTCAATGTATTTGATAATAGTATTGAATTCATCGACTATATTCGATCAAGTGATGATACTGGTCAAGAAATCGAGAGAGTTGATGACCCTTCTGAATTATCCGGAGAAAAAGCTATTTTTGAAGAAGTGCCTAATATTCCAAGAGACGATAATAAGTTATTGTTAACTGAAATTAGGCAGGAGAATAAAGAACTTAAAGATCAACTGACTAAAAACAATGAGCTGCTAAAAGCAATTTTAAGCCAACTAAAAGGGTAAGGAGGGAGTCCAATGAAGCGTTACTTAAATTCTTTAACATCAATTACAACTTTATTCATTTTCGGTTTAACACTTGTGCTAGAAAAGAATCCCTATGTCAGAATTTTAGATCCTCCCTCTCGATACTTTTTAATTGCAGCATGTCTCGTTTTACCGTTACTTGCATTACTGACCATTATCTTTAAGCGACAAAATTATTTAGGCTATCTTATGGCGCTTACTTCCGGCCTCTGGGCTGGGATTGGTGGTCTTTACTTTGGTCACTATGTTACGCATCCCCATTCGAATAGTTCTTGGTTGATGGCTTTTGCAATAGCGATATTTACATTGATATCAATCAGACGGGGGGATTGGCGTGAACATAAACATCGATAGCATACTTGCCTTAATTACTGGAGCAGTAACAGCTTATGGAGTATACGAAAAAAACAAATCTGATACACGGAATCAAACATTAGAAGAACAAGAAAAAATTCTTTCTGAGTATAAGGCGCTGTATCAAGAAGCTAAAGAGCAAATAGATGAGCTCGAGCAAGAAAATGATGAGATGAAGGAAAAAGTCAATCAGGCTTTAGAAGAAATCCAAAAGCTTCGAGAAATTATCCAGCAGATGGAAACCAATATTGAAAGGGAGGAGGAGACCAATGGCGAATAATTTTCTACTTATGCGAAACACTTTGAATAATGATGACCGCGATATTGGTGTCTTGGAATTATCCAACCAAAACCGAGGCGGCATCATTAAACAAGGAGATACCACTCCTTTAAAGTACCAGGTGCTAGACCATGACGCTGACGATGATATCGACTTGTCTGGCCAAGTAGGGAAGGCTTATATCATTACTCGGGGAGAAATTGAAAAAACGGTTTACTCGACTAAAGCAACGATTGGAGAACATAACATTGCAACATTCCGAATTCTTGAAGTGCTTCCTGTCGGCGAATATCGTATTGAGATTGAGCTACAGCCGGATGGTGTAGGGTCACGAATCTTCCCATCGGATAAAAATGATGTGGATGCTTATCTACGCATTGATCCTTCAGCGTTAGGTTTATCGATTGATATCAATCCAGATAGCTATAAGCCTCATGTTATTCAGGAGTCAATTAATGCTTTAATTCAAGCTAACCTGAATAAAATCAAAGGTGAGAAGGGCGAAAAAGGAGACCCCGGCCCACGCGGGCCCCAGGGACCAAAAGGGGATACAGGTAGCCAGGGCCCTCAAGGAGCTACCGGTCCGCAAGGTCCAAGAGGGGCACAAGGCCCTCAAGGCGTTCAGGGACCGACTGGGCCTAGAGGGGATACGCCGACAATCAATAGTCGGGGGACCTGGCAGATTGGGGCGGTGGATACTGGGATACGTGCTCTCCGGATGGTGGAGAAGACGATCGGCGATGGCCGGTCAACGACAATCACTGTCCAGCATGGTCTGGGCGTTCAGCGACCACATACCGAAGTCTTTTCTACGATTGATCCCTGGGACAAGGTAGAGGTGACTATGTACTTTAAGAATACTAATGCAGTGGTCTTAGAATTTGCGGAGCCACCCAAGCAAGGTGAGTTCATTGTTTCGTTTATTGGATAGGGGGTGGAGAGATGACGAGACTTCTAAGTGCAGCTGAAAAAGAAAAGGATATTGTGCCTAAGAAATACGTTGATAAGATACAACCTTTTTTAGGTAATTTAGATGAGTGCAAAGAGAGTGGCTATTATCACATCGGCTCACAGTATAGTCCTGCTAATAAGTGGTCTTTTATGTATGTTGTAAATATAGATGGTTATGTGGAACAAAGACTAACAAATCGAGATGGTATACCAAAAATATATTTAAGATATTTCCACGCGATTAATAAAACATGGACAGCTTGGACAGTTTTTGAAGGAAAGCAAATCTGAGGAGGAAAATTATGGCAAGAAACCTATCTCCAATCAAAAACGAAAATGATGTTATCACTCAAAACTACGCTAAAGACAACTTAGTTATTTTAGAGTCTAAAAAGTTCGGGGGGGGCGAAAGCATTGATATAGAAATGATTTTGGGAGGTAATCTCTTAAATGGAACCCTAGATTTTAGCGGTGATCGATGGGTAAACTTATTTCAATGGGTCGAGGAAAAAGAGACATACAGAGGACTTAAAGTGATGAGTAGGGATAAGGCTTGGTTTGGCTTATATCAACCCTACAGTGTGGCTGAAGGAGAGACTTATACCTTTAGCTTTTATGCAAAGATAGACAATCCGGAAAGCGTACAAGTCGACCTTTACTTAGATGGTGGGGATAATTCTATCAATCCATACTTTGAGCGGATAGCGGTCGATACACACTTTAAGCGCTTTGGGGTAACTTTTACAGCAAAAGCCGACACACTCTCCAAGTGTCGACTGGAGAAGAAGGGGAATACTGGTGGAAAGTTATATGTGGCAGGGTATCGCTTAGATGAAGGGGATGCAAAGATGCCATATTTCCTCAATTGGAGTGATTTAGTAAAGTAGAAAGGATCATAAATATGCCGAGAAATTTGTCAAAAATTGAAAATATACAAGATATTCCAAATATTGCATTTTTAGGGTATATAAAAAATGGGGGGGGAAAATAAATCTCTATCTTCAAAATAGAAACTTAATTATAGATACTCAATCAATTGTAGGGTTCTATAATCAGGCTGATAGCGCATTTTATATTAACAAGAGATTGAAAACTACCGACTATTTTATTCCAGTTAAAAGCGGAGAAAACTATACCATGCATGGAGATGCAAAGGAAGCTTGGAGAATAGCCTGTTTTGACAAAAATAAGAGAATTATAAAGGTTATTTTAGTTGGAGATACTAGAACTTCTGATCCGATATTACCTTTTATTGTGCCTGCCGGGGTTGATTTTATAAAGGTATCTTATCCTAGTGGAGAACGTATGAAATTTGAGAAAGGCGAAATAGCTACGCCTTGGACACCATCTCCGGAGGATATTGAAGCATGGAAAAATTCAATTGAAAAAAGAATTTCAGCTTTAGAAAGGAGTTAAAGATGGTTAGGAACTTATCTAAAATTAAATCGAAAACGGATATTCCAACAGTTGGTTTTATTACCCAAATAAAAAATGGGGGGGGGCAGATTAGCTACTAATCTTTTTGATTATAGTAAGGCAAAACAGTACGAGCCCTACCATGATATGAGCGTGAATAAATTTAAAGAGCTTGAATATAGAGTGAAATTAAAAGATGCGTACTTAACCCTTCAAATGTCGAGTGAAAACTATGGTGGGGAAGGGGCTTTTCTTGTTTGTGGAATAATAGAGCGTAATGGGGAGCCTTTAGAACTTAGAGATTTTCCCAGGCAGACTATTGATACCCACGGAGGTGGAAAGGGATTATTTGTTGAAAGAGGATACTTTGAAGAAAAAGTATATTTAAGGAGAGAGTGGATAGTTCATACTCCCATCAAATCTGAAGTGGGAGATATTATCACTCTAAAGCATTTTCAACTTTACAAATTGTAGGAGGTAAAGACATATGACGAGAAGTCTATCGCCAGCTGAGCAAGATAAAGACGTTGTAACGATTGGCTATTTAAAGTCTAAAAAAATCGGGGGGGGGGGGGGGAATAAGTATTCCAAAAATATTAAATAATTTAGTCAATCCTAGGTTATTTAAGAAATCAAATTTATACACCGAAGCGACTTTAAATAATGAAGTATGGGAGGTAGGTCCAGTCAATGGAGGATTATCCTCTGGGATAGAAGCTCATAGAGATATTAGCCTTGGACATATTTATTACTATTGTTACAGTCTTAATCCTGAATCAGAAGTAAGGCCCTCAATGTTTAATGGGGTAGTAAAAAGCTTTGAGTCGAGCGTCCCAGGCAATGCCTACTCTTTTGTTTCATATATTATTGAAAAGAATACTACTGATAAAAGATACTACATTTATATCAATGGTAAGAAGTCAAAAATAAAGGATATTATGATGTTAGATCTCACAGCTTCATTTGGTGAAGGCAATGAGCCTTCTAAAGAATATATGGACAGGCTTATCGAACATACAGGCTACTTTGATACTCAACAAATCGCAGTTCAAATATAGAAAAGGAGATGTGCTTTATGACATGGAAAATCGAATCCGCAATTCCAAAGAACTTTGACACAGATACACCACTAACTGAACTTACCATTACAAATGGCCAAGGAGAGGTTCTCCGGAGAGACGTTCGAGGAGATGTCCGGAACCTTCCGGAAGAGGAACAGATCAAAAAGTTGATTGAAAAGTTCTACGCTGATGAGCTGAGTGACAAATTCCAAAATGAAGCTATCGTTAAGCTCGACGAAGCCCGGAAGAAACTGGAAGACGCAACACAGGTTAATGTGGGGATAGTTGCCGGGCTATCTGAGCAGATTTTCGGCTTAAGAATGGAGCTTGAAGCAGTGAAGGGCCGACTCGAGTCAAAAGAAGAGACACCTGAAGCAGCAGAAGAAGTAACAGAGGAGGGAACAACTAATGGATAGTTTCATTACATTCTATGTTTTCTACATTCCGAAAGGATGGGTCAAGTGGGAGCAGGTCCCAGTTCAGCTTAAGGAAGCGGTAGCTAAGGCGTTGAAGAAGGAAGGCTATGCCGAGTTTGTCGGCGAGTAAAGGAGAGGATAAATTATGGATGCATACATTACATCAGTGATTACACAAGCAGTATTGGCGATTGCAGGCATTGCAGTCGTTTTTATTTTCCGGAAAGTTTCAGGCTATGCTAAAGAGTACTACCAAGCGAACACAACTCTAGAGCAACAAAAGATTATTAAGCAAGTTATTACAGATGCTGTTGCCTACGCCGAAAAGCAGGGATGGGACCGGATTGGCAAAGAGAAGTTCGAAATGGCCAAAACTCGTGCTGAAGGCATCTTAGCTGAGAAGGGCATTCCAGTGACCTGGGAGGACTTGCAGACATCCATTGAGGCAGCATGCCTAGAGCTGGATAAAGCCCAAGGGAAGCTAGATAAAGGGGCGAAATAATGGAACTTACTTATAACGGAGCTGTTCTGAAAGAAGAAACGCTCAATGCAATTCTAAAAAGAGCTAGGGAGTATCAAATTCTCCCTAGCTTTTTGATTACGCAGCTGCACTATGAGGGTCTCTGGGGAAATTCTGAGGTCGCCCGGCTAAATAACAATTTAGGGGGCATGACCTGGACTGGAACGGCAAAGCGGCTATCTGGTATCACCGTATCTAAAGGAAGTCCTCGACCAGCTGCAGAGGGTGGTCACTACATGAAGTACGCTAGCCTGTCGGACTTCATCCAGGACTGGACTTATCTTCTTCGTCCTGACGGCTATTACAACGTCTATGAAGAAGACGAATTTAAGTATGCGGTTAAAGGCTTATTCGTTGTAGGTGGCGCTAAGTACGACTATGCGACGATGAACGTGTCCACCAGTCAGCAACGTTATGAGCTATACCTGAAAGGGATGAGCGCAAGGCGGCAAGCAATTAATGCTGCAAACGATAATGCCTTAGACAAGTTAGATCAAGAGTATTTAGGAAAGGACGATGATACAGTGGTAGCAAGTGCAAAGAAGGTTCTAGATATTGCTCGCGGCCAACTTGGGGTGACAAAGTATTCCTCTGGTCACAAGGCGATTATTAATAAATACAATGCCACTAAGCCACTACCAGTTGGTTATGCAGTAACCTATGATGATGACTGGTGTGATGCCTTCGTGACCTACGTGGCTATTATGGCAGGAGCAACAGATTTAATTGGCCGCGAGTGTGGTGTAGAACGCCACAAAGGAATCTTTAAGTCCATGGGGATTTGGCGAGGGCTGCAGTATCCTAAGGCTGGCGATATTGTCACTTTTGAATGGAACGGTAATAGAGGCGGCTTTGCCCACCATATCGGCTATGTGGAGTCAGTGAATGGCAACAACATTACTACGATCGAAGGAAATTCAACAGTAGGTAATGTTTCCGCCGTCCGGAGACGAACTTATGCTTGGAACTCAGTCTACATCCAAGGCTATGCCCGTCCACGCTATGCTGATGGTGCAGTAGAGACAACTGGCAAGAAAGTGAAGATTGCAGACTACGCTACCCACTGGCAAACAGGAGAAAAAATCGATCCTAAAGTTAAAGGTGAAGAATTCTCTGTTGTCCAAGAGAAGGCTGTTAGCCAATCCAAGTCGCGTAAGGCTTACCTGCTCCATGATGGTAGCTACTACATTGGATGGCTCCTAGAGCAGGACGTGGTTGGTTTTGAACCTTACAAGTCAGATGAGGAGATCGCTAAGGAAGTCCTAGATGGTAAGTGGGGCAATAATCCGGAGAGAATCCAGAAATTGAGTGCTGCAGGGTATGATGCAGTGAAAGTCCAAGACAAGGTCAATGAGCTGATCAAGCAAGGAAAATCCGAGGAAGAACCTGAAGAAGTTGAAGTAGCTGATGAGCAGCCAATCGGTGGGGATGAGCCGGAATTAGCAGATAACGAAGTAGTTTTAGATGGGGTTGTTTGGAAGATTATTAAGAAGTAAAGTTTCAAAAAATAACACTTAAAGTTGACAAAATGAAACTTTTTACTTTACAATATCAATGAATAGCCCTTTGTCTCGCTATTCCGTATGTGCTAGCACAGTTCGTCAAGCACAAGTCTATTCTAAATATATAGAGATGTAACAGGGGGAAGTTACATTGCCCGACAGAGGCCTTATATCTGATCGTCGGTCGAGAACGTGGACGTCTCACGTTCCTTCCCTAAAGGAGAGTTCCTTCTTGGAATTCTCCTTTTTATTTTATTAATGGAGGGCAGAATGAGTGATTGACAAAGATAACTACTTAATTGAATTATTAAACTTTTACGAAGCTACTTTCTGCCAGAATAACTGTTTAATTGAAACTAATTATAAAGAATTATCCTTAATTCAAATTTCATTCGATGCAAATCAATTACCTCATCTTTTGGGCTTTCAAAAGGTTAATCAAGCCGGTGGTGCCAGGGGAGTAAATAATATAAGAAACAAAAAGGTAACTCTAGGAACCATTGAAAAGCATGATCGCTATCACCAAATTAAACCCAGAATTAGGGGATTTACTCGATTAGAAAATATGTTCCAATTTCAAGGGATGGAGGCATGCTTACTAAAAAAAGACAATAAATTGCCTTCAAAAATGAATCAAGACTTAGATATCATCTTGTTTGATAAAGAAAGTCGAAATCGTCATGTTTATGTTCTCGGGCTAAGCAAAGCTAAAAATAGTAATGTTTATTATCCAAGAACGTTTTTTGAGACTAAAGAAAACAAATATAGTCATTTTAGGATGACTAAGATTAAAAATATTACATGGATATAA